ATGAAAGCTACGATCATATTGGATAAGAGAAGAGAGCGGAAAGACAGTAAATATCCGATCGCATTACGAATCTTCAATAAGTCTTACTTGTTTTTAGGGACAGGGTACTACGGAACTGATTCTACATTCAAGGACGGGGCATTCACGAAAAAAGAATCCAACTTCAAACTGAAGAATATCGCTCTATCAGATATCCTTAACCAGGTTGAAAAACTATTCATATCTATTAATGGTCCAATAACAGATAAAAGATTACGGGATTTGATAAACAAAGAAATCTTGAATAAAGAGCATAGAGAAATACCGGAGACAGTAGAAAGATATTTTGTCGACTACCTCGACGAGTTTATATCGAGAAAGCAGAAAGAAGGGACCAAGACCGTATATACCACTACAAGGAACAAGATTTATAAATATGACCCAAAAGCCACATTCGACACTATTGATAAAAAATGGCTTGAAAGTTTTGAAATGTGGATGGCTAAATCCGGCATGAAAATAAACGCTTATGCTATCCACCTTAGAAATATCAGGTCGGTATTCAATTATGCCATAGATAATGAATACACAACACTATATCCTTTTCGTAAATTCAAAATAAAGAAAGAGGAAACACGAAAGAGGTCTCTTAGCGTAGAACAACTCCGGGTATTGAAGGACTATCCCTGCGAGGAATATCAAGTAAGATACAGAGATATGTTCATGCTCATGTTCTACCTGATAGGCGTTAATGCTGCTGATCTTTTTCTCGCCAAGCCAGAAGCGATAGATAATGGGAGATTTGAATATAAGAGAGCAAAGACTGGCAAACTATATTCCATCAAGGTAGAGCCGGAAGCTATGGAGATAATCGACCGGTATAAGGGGGGCAACTATCTTCTAAATATAATGGACGAATACAAGGATTACAAAAATTTCTTGCATAGGATGGGCATAGCATTGAAAGATATAGGCAAAGTAGAAAGAGTAGGCCGAGGCGGGAAAAAGGCAAGAGAGCCTCTTTTCAAAGATTTATCATCGTATTGGTCGCGTCATACATGGGCCACGATAGCCGCGTCAATTGATATCCCAAAAGAAACGATCAGTGAAGCGCTTGGCCATAGCATAGGATCAGAAGTGACATCTATATATATCAAATTCGATCATAAGAAAGTAGACGAAGCGAACAGGAAAGTAATAGACCATGTTTTTAAACATGATTCAAATTGTTAATCACTCTGATAAACTACCCCTAAATCTTAGGTTTAGGGGTTTTCAAATGCAACCACCTATAAAGTCCATATTACAGCTCCTCTAACCACTTTTTACCGGACTTTGTTTTTAACCAAATCAAAAAAACAGCCCCTACAATAGCCAATACTGTAAAAGTCAATCCTAACTGAGTCATAACATGCTATTTTAAAATTTCATTTCCTATCCTTGCAAATATATACGTTGCAACCGTACCTATCACCACAATATAAAGATTTGTTTCTTGATATGAATCCATAAACAAAGGACTTATACCGCCGACAACCAAACCTCCCAAAATAAGCTTGGCGGAATCGTAAAGAAACAGGCAAGCTTCTCACGCCTAACCTTATCTTTCTCCCTTCCTTCACGTTTCTCATCCTGCAACTTCTCCCAATTTCCCATATATCAAAGACTCCCCAGCCATTTCTTTCCGGACTTAGTGAAAGTCCAAGCTAAAAAACCGCCTCCAACTAATGCCGCCAATATCAATAATAAAAGAAAATCGTTCATATAAAACCTCCTATTCTATTTTAAAATTCTATATCCAGATATTGCAAATATAAAGCTTACTATAAAACCTATAACTACAATCATCCAATTTACATGAGCGTCGCTCCCTGTTATCATTGGAGATAATGCAGCAAAAGAGACAGCCGTGAGAAAAAGCTTCGATAAATCCAAGAAATACTTACTTATGATCTCACGAACGCTTTTCTTTCTATCTCGCTCATCTATCTTTCTCTCTTGTTTTCTCTCCCAGTTCCCCATGTCGAACGATCTTATCACATTATACTGAACTGCCGTATGCACAAGATAACCCGAGCCATGGCAGTTATTGTTTCTTTCCTCACGTCCTTCGGGTCATGTTCCTTATTATACGACACCAGATTCAAGTATTCGTTACCCTCGCTTGACTTCTTTACGTATTTAACCACGACAGATACATCGGAATCATTTTCTATCTGCAATATGTATATTTCCCCATATTGCACTGATTCAATATTGTGAACCTCTCTATATGCTATAATATCCCCCGATTTTAATAGTGGATACATGGAATCCCCTATAACCTTAACAGCGCCATCACATTTAGGCATATTTGGAATAGAAATCCTGCCTAAATAAGCCTTATTTCTATCTCCTTCCTCAGAGAACAACCTGCTTAACCCCGCTGATACGTCTATATCATAAAGGTTAAATTCCGACATGGGATATATTTTATCTGGGGATTTAGAGTGAGACAAAGATATAATATTATCGGATGCGGCTTGAGCAGATGGCTGCTTTAACATAGGACCTTCTCCGGTAAGAAGCCATTCGGGAGAAACATCAGGGTATTGGAGATAAAATTCTCCAAGCCTGTCGCTTGAAATGCTATTTGACTTTAACAATGCACCTTTAGACCAGCATAACGAAGACTCTGCCTTTGTTATGCTAACCCCCTTATATTTAAGGCATTCTAAAATTCTATCTTTCACATTCATGGCGTCAACAATTAATATTAGTTAATTTGGAGAAAATATTACCCAATACTCTTGTTTTGGAGAATATTTTACCCGATATTTGCACCGTAATCAATGACAAAAACGTTTTCATAATGAAAAAGAAAATGTCAGTTTGCAAATATAATAATTAAAATAAGGATATGGTAACGAAGCCAAGAATTTTGTACGAAAAGGGAGTGATTAAAAAAATTGCCACTCAAGTGGGAGTTACTGAGGCAACAGTTAGGTTGGCTCTGAGATTCGCAACAGAAGGAGAACAGCCGGATTTAATCAGAAAAGTAGCATTGTCAGAATACGGATGTATGTTGCAAAGAAAGCCTGTTAATATTCCAGTAAAAAATATATGATATGGCAAGAGGAAAAACAATAGGGAAAATAGAGCCGGTCCACAAGATATGGCTCTCAACCCAAGAAGCGGCAGCATACCTTGGCGTATCAACACGATTCCTCCGTGATCAATTAGATGTAATACCAGGAGTAGAGGTGTATAACATAGGTGGTAATAAGAAATTTTACCGACTTGAAAACCTCGATAGGCTAATAAGCCAGGGCAAGGTAAAATAACAAAATAAAGGGTATAGGCTGAAAGCGTTCGGCTGGTGAAGGAAAGCGTTCCTGACCGGGTTCGAATCCCGGATACTCACAAAAAGAGATCTTTTACTTATTTCCACCTTAGCACCCGTCGAAAGAGGGTTGAAGCGAAAGGATACCAATCTACTTTATTAATGAAGGTAATAAAGTCGGCGGCATTGGATATTACGTCGTGGTTGTGATGTCCGGTTGACTTGTCCCGGATCGGTGTTAAACAATCTATCGAATGCTGCTTTAATAATATAGCCCGGAATATAGCGTGATGCTGCTGATCGGATCAGCTTCCGGGTACTGCAATTAGAATTGTAATGTTTGTAATTATTCATCCTTACCGTCCGGGAGGATATGTAAGGGAACGGAGGGCTACAGGTAGTAAAGCATATATGTATGGCCGTTCATACATGCCTTATGTTGTTCAATACAACGTCCTCCACAATGTATTTAGAGTTTAATATTGGTTTTAGTATAACGTCATTCGTCCGTGAGGATATAATGATGTTTCAATGTTTAATCACGAATTATATATATGATACATCAACCGGAGCCCTCTGCGAAGATCGCCCCGGTCTTACTCTGAAATTTAAAAATCAACGATATATGGAAATAGAAAACAAAATCATCCTATCAATGTCCCTATTAATGGCAATTGGTAGTGGAATCGGGATGTTCTACAACCCCTTTCTGGGTCTCTTTTTTGCGTGCGGTATAATCTTATCGTACTTAACATATAAAGAAATAAGACATGAAAGACATCTATCTAAAAGACCCCGACGGAGAGTATGACTTCGACGGATTAGAAGAAATGGAAGATCCCGAAGATGCTTATCAGAGGGATTGGGAGGCTTCAACATTATATTGGTAAAAATAATCATGGGCAAAAATATGGAAATATCAGATTACAAATATAATCTCATGGTGTCGGCGAATGCGATCAAGGGCTTACAAAATGTTATAGGCAATCTCCAACTCGCAAAACAAACCAGAGAAGGACCTCCAGGGAATAATCCCAATTATAACAAGAATGTAGCTTGGGAAATTGAGCAAAAGGCGGAATTGGAATACGAGAACAGCATAAACAGGCTTAGATGCTGTGAAATAATTCCATTGAACTGGGTCCCTCCTTTCGAGAAGCTAAAGAAAATGGTAAACAAATAACTCTAAAAAGAACATGAAGCAATACTTAGAAGCTATTAGTGCAATGTTAACATTCAAGTCTTACACAACATTGCCAAGATGGATTGAAATATCTTTTGGGATATGTATATGGGCGTATTTATTTGCGATAATAGCAATAATACTAATTAAATGAAACAGATCATCCTTATCATCCTAATGATAATATGTTGTATAACCATTGCTGGTATTGTTTTGTACTGGCTATATCTTATACACTGGACACTATCCGTCATAGTTGGAGCTATTGTAGGAGCTGCCATCTTAAGCGAATATATTGATTAACAAGAAAAACATCCGAGGTGTACCCCTCGCCTCATATCGGCAACCGCAAATCTTGAAAGTGGTAGACCTTGACATTTGCAATGGTCCGGTAGGCAGGAGCACGGTAGGATAAGTATTTAATATTAATGTTTAACTAAATCCGTCATTAAAGGGTGACGTCTGGTGCAAGACCAGTGATTGTTATTATTATTTCGGCTAACAGCCCGGAATGCTTTGACCGGCTATCCGGGCACAATTACCGCTGGGAAGCAGGCAAATACTCATACAGTATTTTTATTAAGTAAAACATGACAGCCGGGAAAGACCGGCAACCGGGCGTATGGCTCAATGGTAGAGCGTTCCTAAACGGGAAAGAAAGGGGTTCGATTCCCTAACGTCCACGAATTAAATATTTACAATATGGAAAGATCAGAGTCTATAAAAGAGATCGCCGGCGCTCTCTGTCTATTTCAACAAAAAGTCGGAAAAATAAAGAAAGAAAGCAACAATCCATTCTTTAAAAGTAAATACGCATCATTGGCAAATATATTAGATGTTGTGCAAGGTCCTCTTTCAGAATGCGGATTATCGTTAATACAGATGCCAACAGGAGAAAACGAGCTTGAAACTATCCTTATGCACATCTCTGGTGAATGGATGGCTTCAACTTATACCATGAGACCTGTAAAGAATGATCCACAGGGAATTGGTTCATGTATTACTTATCAAAGGAGATATGCTATCGGAGCAATATTGAATCTTAATATTGATGACGACGATGACGGTAACGGTAACAATGCTTCTAATGTACAATCAAAAACAAATCTCGATTCGAGAAAATTATTCAATCCGAATACATTGAATAATGAAGCAAATATGAAAATTCTCTATGAGCATCTTGATAAGAAAGAGAAAGAGGCAAAAGAGAATAAAGCAAATTTCTCGGTCGCTCGCTACATGGAATCTATCTACAAGATAGGGAAAGTTGAGCTCCAGACAGTTATCGATATGTATTTACAATATAAAAATGCAGTAAATGGACAATCAATTAAAGAAGATCGGAATATGGCCAATTAACAGAGCAGGCCAGCAGGAATTAGCCAACTCGCTAATATATCCTGTTATTGAGGGAGAAGTAAACCCCATAGAACATATAGCAAAAATGAAGGGCTTATACGAAGCCCTGAAAAAGGCTATAGATGATGATCGAATTAAAGACGCGGTCATTACAGAGACTGAAAAATACGGTAAAAAAGCATCTTGGAACGGATGCGAGGTCTCCCTTAAAGAAGTTGGAGTTTCGTATGATTTCAATAGCTGCAATGATCCCGAATACATCCGGTTAATCAAAGCAAAAGCAGACATAGACTCTCAAATAAAACAAAGAGAGTCTTATCTTAAAACAGTACCGGACGGAACAACCATACTGGATGAAGAAACTGGAGAAGTCTATAGTATTCACCCAGCTCTTAGGATGGCGAAACAAGGATACACAATAACATTTTCAAAATAATAATCATGGCAAATACAATTACCGGTAAGATAGCATATATCGGACCAATTCAGCAAATACCATCTAAGAATGGTGGTAACCCATTTGTAAAACGTGAGATAGTAATTGATTCTACACGTTTTGACCCATACACGGGAGAACGGGATAAATTCGAAAACTTCCCTTTGTTCGAATTTAGCGGTGACAAATGTGCTGATCTTGATAATTTTCAAGTAAACGATGTTGTAACCGTATCATTTGACATACAAGGAAGAAAATGGGTTGATGCAGAAGGTAAGACCAAATATATAAACTCTGTACGAGGGTACAAAATAGAAGCAAGACAGCAGCGGATACCGCAGCCGGCACCGCAACAGCAAGTTGTTTATCAGCATCAGCAGCCGGCGTATAATCCTCCAATGCCTCCTGACTTTCCCCCTCCTCCTCAAGACGAACCTCCTTTTTGATCAATAATTTATGCTGATCAATCCTACAAATGAGTTCGACAGAGCACGTGCAGACATCTATTACAAAAAATTGATGTCTGGCACTGATCTGTTCGAAATAACAAAGAGAGTCAAACGGAGGACACCATCGCAGAACAACCTTTTCCACATGTGGGTACAAGTTGTCGCTGATCATCTCGGCTACACCTCCATTGAAGATTGCAAGAGAGACATCAAAAGAATTTTATTAGGCACAAGGGAAGAAGCTAACCGGATAACCGGGGAGATTCAGCAGGTAGATTATCAGACGTCAGCGATGACCACCGCAGAACTATCCTCATTGATGGACAAAATGAAGATATGGGCGCAAACAGATTTAGGCTGTTATCTCCCCTACTTTGGCGATCCCGGATACGAAGAAATGACAGGTAAATATCATGGATGATAAATTTGAGATTTTATACGTCGTTCAAGCCCCTACCAGGCTTAGTGATGATAAGACAGAAAAGGCTATTCAGCTCCTAAGGAATGGAGATTTGGATAGCCTTTTAAAATGTAAGGAATTAATTATTGAACTTATAAACGAAAGAATATGATTAAAGGATACAAAGGGTTCGACAAAGAGCTAAAATGTAGAAATTTTCAATATAAAACAAATGATGTATTTGAAGAAGAAGGAGAAATAAAAGCCTGCAGTAAAGGTTTTCATTTCTGTGAAAATCCGCTTGATGTTTTCAATTACTATCCTCCTTCTGATAGCAGATACTGTGAAGTGGATGGAGATGGGAAGATAGATAAAGATAATAATGATAGCAAAGTTGCATGTTCTAAACTACATATTCATACAGAAATTGGTTTAAAGGGAATAATATCAGCAGGCGTAAAATTTATTCTTGATAAAGTAGATTGGAACAATTGCAAGGAGACCAACACCGGCTATCTGTCAGCAGCAACCAACACCGGCGATCGGTCAGCAGCAATCGTAGAAGGCAAAGACAGTATAGCTATCATAACAGGATATGACAGCAAAGCAAAAGGAGAAATAGGATGTTGGATTGTATTGACAGAAAGAGGTGAATGGAATGGACAAACTTATCCTATACTTGACGTTAAAGCATTTAAGGTGGATGATGATATTATAAAGTCTAACACATTTTATAAACTCGTCAATGGTAAACCTATAGAAGTAGAATAATATGAAATACGAGCTACCCGACTACTTGATCAAATCCTTCCTCCGTCATGTGTCAACGATAATCGATCATGTGGACGATAAAGGCAAGAGCCGGGTAGCTAATGCCGTCCGGCTTGCAAGGAAAGATTTGAAGAAAATTGAATGTTTAATTAAAAAATAAATCATTATGCAAAATTGGTTTGAATGCAAAGTCTCCTTTGAAAAAGTAATGGAGAATGGAATACAGAAACGGACTACAGAATCCTATTTAGTAGATGCGTTAAGTTTCACTGAAGCAGAAGCCCGAATAATAGAAGAGATGAGACCATTTATATCCGGTGAATTTACAGTTTCCGCAGTAGGGAGGAAAAAGCTATCGGAAATATTCTTCAATGAAAACGGTGACCGTTTCTATAAAATCAAAGTCTACTTCATCACGCTCGACGAAAAAAGCGGAGCTGAAAAGAAAACCGCTGTACAAATGCTGGCTCAAGCCTCCAACCTGAAAGAAGCCATTGCCGTATTGGAAGACGGGATGAAGGGCGCATTGGCCGACTATACCATTGCTTCTGTTACAGAAACGCAAATAATGGATATATTCCCTTTTAAGGCTAACAAAGAAAGCGAGACCAAAGATGAATGAATATCCTTACATCCCTGACTGGTGGATATCGAAATAAACATGCAGCATTATTAAACGGCAAGTAATGGACTTTGGATGGGAGCCGGATTATGAGCCGGATAATTTTGATAATTATAATTACGATGATTAAAAGAGATAGAGTAATAGGAATAGACCCCGATTGTGACAGATCGGGGATAACTGAACTCCATGTAAAATCAAGGTGTCTGAATGTTACAACACTTTCTTTTCCCTTGCTTATGGATTATTTAAGATTCCTGAAATCAGAGTTTGTCGATAAAATGGGAGAATCTGTTGTAGTTGTTATTGAAGCTGGATGGAAGAATGAAAGCAATTGGCACGCTACACGCTCTTCACCGGCAGCAGCCGCTAAAATAGGCCAGAATACCGGCAGAAACCATGAGGTAGCAAGGAAAATTGCAGAGATGGCAAGACATATCGGATTAGAAGTAGACGAAATCAAGCCGCTTCGAAAATGCTGGAAAGGGAAAGACGGGAAGATCACCCAGGAAGAACTCTCAAAGATAGTAGGCGGATTGGATAAACGACTAAATCAAGATGCGCGTGACAGCTGTTTAATTGCATGGGTTTATGCAGGATTACCAATTAAATTATGATATGGCAAAGAAAGTAATTGTTCAAGCAAGGTGTAACGATTGCATACATTCTACACCTTTCTGCGATTTGGTTATCACCTGTTCGCAGAAAAAAATCAATTTAGTAGGGAACTCTATTAGGCTATGTAATCTATTTAAAAAGAAGTAACAATATAAATATGAAAGCATATCAATTTGAAGAAATTGTTTTTTGGCTATCATTCATTGCCTATTTAGTTAGCCGTGTAGCTAATTGCGATAAGTGGGTGCAAAACATACTGCTTTTCAGCTCTTCTCTAAATTTAGTTTATGCAATTTATTTCGCCTACAAAAATAGAAAAAGATGAAAAGGATGAAAACATTTAGGATTCCCGAACAAGAAGGAGGAATACCTTCAGAGCCTAAACGAAAAACAAAACCTGTCAGAGTGGACCGGAATACCATTATCATGGTCCCAGAGGGTGCAGACGTTGAAGCTCACAAGAAGAAGTACCAAGAACATGAAGTGTCAGTACCGGGGTGGATTCCCTGGTGGTAAAATCAAATAGAATATGCATACTCCTACTATATCAATAAAAAATATTGACATAAGTGATTTCCAATATAAGATATTGGAGAGACACATGTATCAATGCGAAAGATGCCTCTCTACCATCATGGATGGGATGCCAATAAGGCCCTATCTAAAAAGAGACAATATGAACAAAGGAGATCCTAATAATTATTTTTGCTCATGCCCTGATTGTGTGGATATATTGAAATGGATTTATAAAAACAATAAAGATGGGTAACAATAATAAAACGGGATTCTCTTTTTACAATGCCGACACCGACAGATTTCAAGATATCAGAATAAAGAGGTTGAAAAAGGATTTAGGATGTAATGGATTTGCCGTATATGAATACATATTAAACGAAATCTACCGAGTAAAAGGTTGTTTCCTTGTGTGGGACGAATGTACTGCCTTTGACGTGGCCGATTACTGGGGATTGAAAGAAAATGTGGTGAATGAGATAATAACCTATTGCTGTGCTGTGGGTCTTTTTGATAAAGAACTGCTCTCTTGTGAGAGGATTATTACGTCACCCTCTATTCAATCAAGATATATAGACATGTGTATACGAGCAAAAAGAAAAGACATCAAAATTCCGGAAGAATATCTAATTGTTCCGGAAGAATACCTCAAAATTATGGAAGAATACTTAGAAATTCCGGTAAAGTCTCGTAGAGTAGAGAAGAGTAGAGTAGAGAAGAATATAGAATCTAAAGATTCTCTTGACGAATTTGCCTTTGAAACAGTATGGGCGATGTATGAAAAGAAGGGAACGTCAAAGGTGGCCCGTAGCAGATGGGATAAATTGCCAAAGAAAAAAAAACAACTGGCATTAAAACATATTCCCTTGTATGTCCAGGCTACCCCAGAAAAGAAATACCGAAAAAACCTTGAAACATACATCAATCAGGAGGCTTGGAACGACGAAATATTCACCTCTGTTCAAGATCAAAACAATGATCTGGGTGAAGGCGTATGGATAGAAAACGGAAAGAAATACTATGGGGACAAGAATAATCCAAGAGAAATTCCGCTATCAGCGCCTAAGCGTCCTGGCAAACAATATGCCTATGATCGAGAAAAAAACAGCTGGACAGTATTATGACTTGGGATGAATTGAATATCAAAATACCCTATGGCAGAACGTCAGGTAAGATAAAAACATTTTGCCCTGCTTGCCATAGCAAAAGAAGTGACAAGGCAGACAAGTCATTGTCTGTTGATCTTGACCAAGGATTGTACAAATGTCATTATTGCGGTTTCTCTGGTTGCACAAAAGAATTTCCGAAGAAAATCAAGAAAGAATATGTGCGACCTACTTGGAAAAATGAGACCAAATTATCGGAAAAGGCAGTAAAGTACTTTGAAGGAAGAAGGATTCCGCAGGATATTTTGAGAATCATGAAAATATCTGAAGGAATGGAGTTTATGCCACAGGATAATTGCAAAATGAATACGATCCAATTCAATTATTTCTTGAATGGTCAGCTTGTCAATGTGAAATACAGGACTGGCAATAAGCATTTTAAACTTATCCCAAATGCAGAACTTATTCCCTACAACCTTGATGCCATCAAAAATTCGACTGAGTGTATTATTACGGAAGGTGAATTTGATTGTTTATCGTTCATTTCTTGTGGCTTTACGCATACTATCAGTGTCCCAAACGGAGCGAGCGCAAACACTTCTTATCTCGACGACTATTGGGATGAGTATTTCGAGAACAAGGAGACCGTTTACATCGCTTCAGATACAGATGCAAAGGGAATAATACTAAGAGATGAGCTTGTGAGGCGTTTTGGGGCTGAAAGATGCAAGATCATAACTTACGGAGAAGATTGTAAGGATGCGAATGAATTACTCGTTAAAAAGGGCGCATACGCCTTAAAACAGGCTGTCGAAAATTCATCCGAGTTGAAGATAGATGGCGTATTCACTGTTTTTGACTTTGAGGATGAGCTTGACAACCTTTACGAGAAAGGTCTTCAAAAAGGTCTGACTATTGGATTTGAGAACTTTGACGCTTTATGTTCTTTTGAGACAAAGAGAATGTGCATAGTGACCGGTATACCGGGAAATGGGAAGTCGGAATTTTTAGACGAGATAGCAGAGAGGCTTAATATCTTATATGGCTGGAAGTTTGCTTATTTTTCTCCTGAAAATTTTCCATTGAAGTATCATGCGTCCAAAATGATTTGCAAAATCACAGGTAAGAAGTTTGACTCTTCCAGTTTGCCACTTAACGAGTACAGGCAAGCGAAGCAATACATGAGCGATAATTTCTTTTTCATTTTCCCGGAAGAAGGATTTTCCGTAGACACTATACTTGATAAAGCAAAGTATCTGATACGCAGAAAAGGGATAAAAGCCCTTGTTATTGACCCTTGGAATCGTTTAGAACATCAGATACCAATTGGGATGAATGAGACTAACTATATAAGTCAAACTCTTGACAAGTTTACAAACTTCGCTCAAAAGTATGACATATTGCTATTTTTAGTCGCTCATCCCAGGAAAATGAATAAGGACTCCAGTGGACAATTCGAAGTTCCGACCCTTTACGACATAAACGGTTCTGCCAATTTTTACAATAAGACCGACTACGGCATTACGGTTCAAAGGAATAAAGAAGCCGGTACCGTAGGAGTGTATGTGCAAAAAGTAAAATTCAAGCACTTGGGTGAAACCGGTTCCGCTATGTTTAAATATAACATAAATAACGGACGTTATGTCCCTTGTTATGAGTCTCAAATTCCGGTATGGGATAATTCTAATCATTTGATAAAAAAAATTACAGATCAAAATGAAGAATATGAAAAAGTTACACTCCCATTCGACATGTATAGAGGAGAAGAACCTCCATTTTAATTTACACAATTATGGCAACAGAACAACTTGAGCAGATTCGGCACTTGCAAGAGAGAGTCGAATTTAATGAGCGCATACACTGTCACTATGTGGCAGCAAGGCTTAGAAGAGAAATTTATAAAATAAAAAAAGACAGTCATGATAAAACAATCCCATATCATTGCGGTGAATGCTCCTTAATAGAGGATGAAGATATATCCGGTTCCGGATGGTGTGCTTTCCTCCAGAAGCCGGTTATGTGTGATGATTTAGCCTGTGATGATGGGTTAAAGAAAGGAGGGGACGATGAAAATACTTGATCTGGTCCTCAAAGCTCAGTGGTACGACATGATCGAAAGCGGAGAAAAGAAAGAAGAGTATCGTGAAATAACAGACTATTGGGCTAAAAGACTGTGTTGTTATGGGATTAGCTTAGGCTTCTGTGATTTATGCAAACAGAAAAATTGTAACATGGTAAACAGAGCAGATGGTAACATTGAGCTTCGATACGATGCTGTACGTTTCCGCTACGGCTACACTAAGCGCACCATGCTATTTAAACTCAATAGCATCTCTATTGGCAAAGGCAATCCCGCCTGGGGAGCTCCCAATCATGAAGTCTTTATTTTAAAATCTGGCGAAAGAATAAAATAAGGCTTTCCGCTATTCTAAAAATCAATCAAATATTAAAACAATGGAACAGAACAATCTTTATCAAATCACCGTAAACAGAAGGCAACTTGAATTAATAGCAAGATGCCTGGAGGATATCAGCCGGTTTGCGGCTGGTCAACCGGAGTTGCATCATACAGTAGAAACTCTCCTGGCTAATCATGATGATAGCTGCGAAAAGCGAGACGAGATAGAAGCGCATTTGCTGGCGATCAAGAAAATTATCTATCCTGAACTTTCCGATCACGCATCTTACGGATATGATGGCGGCGGTCAAAGGGACCCCATTCGAAAGAACATGATCGGGAATACATATCAAATATACCGGGAAATTCTTCATTTCCTGGCCGTGAAAGACAGACAGAATAATGTTTATAACAGCGTCACATTGCCATCTGGAAATTTAGGTCCTATAAAAGTCAAAGAAATCCCTCTTTGCACGACAGTACAAGATTGCGAATTGGCAGTGCAAGAAACAGAGAAGAAAGCAATTAAAGCCTTTGATATGTATCTCAGGAATTACCTGCAATTAGAAGTGACAGAAGAGCGTTATTCGACGCTCATGAATGATTTTAAGGACACTATGAGGGCACTATGTTCAATCGGTAAGAGTGAATCATGAACAAAGAAAAATATAGAATAAGGTTCTTCAACGGAACCTATCTCATGAAATATTCTCCTCGTCATTTTAGGGGTGGAAAAGTATCTATTGAAAAAACTGGCGACATAGATGAAGCGATAATTTTCAGAGATTACAACACTGCAGAGAAGATAAAGGCAGAGCTTGAGAGCATTGCTTTTTTACCTAAATGTGAAATTGAAGTTATAAACTAAAAAAATAACGAATCATGCAAGATATTAAATTACAACAAGCAGCAAAGGCTTATCAAGAAAAAGAACATGACATATGGACAGGAAAGGGTTTGGCGTCAGATTTACAAAAAACTTTTGTTGCCGGCGCCGAGTGGCAGAAGCAACAATCCTATACCGAGGACCAGATAAAGCAAGCCATCTTCGACTACTGCGATGAGAACGGCATGGACGATGAAGAAGCCAAGGAATGTGTGGATGACTTTATTAACAACTTCTTGAATAAAAAAATCGAATATGAGCAGAATTAATTTTCAAGGTAAACGGGATGATTTGAAAGATAAATCATCTTTAGAGTTAATCGAGAAGTTCTTTGATTTTCTCAAAGGTAAATGTCCAGATCAAATTGATTGTAATGATTTGCCAAATTTGAATAGTGAACAGGCTTTTTCTGTGATATATTATTTACAGGAACATCTACCTGTATTCCCTGATACAATAGAAAAATGTGATAGATGTGGTGAGTTGTTTGATTTATCCTATTCTGGCACACATTGTGATATATGTGGCAATCTATGCGAAAGTTGCGATGATTGTACTTGTAGTTAAGAGTCTGACGAATAACATAAGAATAACTGAATATTATGGAACTTTATATCGAACCTATCAAAATAAATCGTAATCCGGTTACAGGCAGGTTTCTGAAAGGTTCTATTCCACATAACAAGGGGCGAAAAATGAATGAATATATT